GCTATGGAGTTAGCGGCTATTGATGCAATTGTAGAACCCATCATTAACGGGATTTGGTTCTATCTACTCCATAAACTAGCAAAAAGATTTATTAAGAATGAATGAAAAACAAACTTATCTTGGTAATGCCCAAGTGAAAAAAGATGGTGTTGAACAAGGTTGGACTAAAGAAGACATTGTTGAATACCAAAGATGTATGCAAGACCCTGTATATTTTGCAGAAACATACGGTAAGGTAATTAACCTAGATAAAGGTTTAACACCTTTTAAGATGTATCCTTATCAGAAAGAAATGTTCAAACACTTCCAAGAAAACAGATTCTCTATTGTATTAGCCTGTAGACAGTCTGGCAAGTCTATTAGTTCGTGTATGTATATTCTATGGTATGCACTATTCAATCCCGATCAGACTATTGCTGTTCTGGCAAACAAAGGTGCAACTGCTAGAGAAATGCTTTCTCGGATTACTCTTGCACTTGAGAATATTCCGTTCTTTCTACAGCCTGGTACTAAAGCACTAAACAAAGGTTCTATTGAGTTTTCAAACAACTCTCGTATTATTGCAGCAGCAACTTCTGGTTCTTCTATTCGTGGTATGGCTGTCAATCTACTTTTCTTGGATGAGTTTGCATTTGTAGAAGATGCAGCAACATTCTATACCTCTACCTATCCTGTTATTTCATCTGGTAAAAGTTCTAGGGTGATTATTACTTCTACCGCTAATGGTATCGGCAATACATATCACAAACTTTATGAGGGTGCAGTTCAGTCAACAAATGAGTTTAAACCCTTCAGGGTAGACTGGTGGGATGTTCCGGGACGTGATGAAGAGTGGAAGAAACAAACTATCTCAAATACTTCAGAACTACAGTTCCAACAAGAATTTGGTAATTGCCTAAAAAGTAATTCACAAATTACTATTTGTATAAATAATTCTATAGCGGAAATTACTATAGGGGATTTATATGAATGTATCCAAAGAGGATCAACATCTGGTTTATCTATTGACGAGGAAATCAGACTCTCAGCAATACGTTGGTATCACAATAGAGAGACGTATGAAGCAGAGAATGGGAGATCATAAAAGATCCAAAAGATTTCGTAATGATGAATTCACTATAGAGATTTTAGAAAAAAGTTTAGATAGATCATACATAGAACAAAGAGAATCTGAACTAATAGAAGAGTTGGACACTTATAATAATGGATTAAATGAAAGTCCTTCTGGTAAAGGATATGGTCATAATTCAGAAAACTTTACTACATTAGGATATATTTTTTCTGAAGAATCTCGTAAAAAGATGAGCGAATCTGCTAAAAAAAGAGGTGGTGGTCCAGAGCAAATGCGAAAAATGTCTCTCAATCAATGGTCTGATCCAAAAATGCGAAAACATCATTCTGAAATTAGAAAGGGCAAAAGATTACGCAAACCTAAACTTTCAGATGAAATGGTTGCAGAAATTAGATTATTTTATGAATCAATAAAAGATCAACTTGAAAAAGAATGTAGGGATATAAATGAAGAAAGAAATAAGAAAAATTCAAGTTGGAAAAAAACCAACACGGCACAATTATTTGGAAACAAGTATTCTGAGAAATATTCCGTTTCCAATACTTTATTAAGAGATATTGTCTTATGGAAAACTCGAACAAAAGTTCTACCATCAATATGCAAATCCTAACACCATCTGGATTTCAGTCTTTTGATGGCGTTGCCCGATATTGGCACGATAAAAGTCTTAAATTTATTTTGGATGATAATTCTGTTATAGAATGTGCATATGGTCATAGATTTATTATTGATAATAAACAAGTGTTTGCAAGTGATGTTGTAATTGGATCTAATATTGGAAAGATCGTGAAGGATATTATTGAAGTAACTGAAGGAAATTACTTTTATGATCCAGTAAACGTAAGAAATGGTAAAATATACAATCATGATAATGGACTAATTTCACACAATACCTTCTTCGGGACAGGTAATACACTTATCTCTGCCGATGCACTAATGAATATGAAAGCAGTAAATCCTATTGCTGACCTTGATAATGTAAAAGTCTATGAAGAACCAAAAGTAAATCATGACTATATTATGACTGTAGATGTTGCTAAAGGTCGTGGTCAAGACTATTCTACATTTAATATTATTGATATATCAACTACTCCATTCAAACAAGTTGCTTGTTATAGAAGTAATATGATTTCACCTATTCTTTTCCCAGATATTATTCACAAATGGGCAAAGAGATATAATGAAGCATATGTCATTATTGAATCAAATGATGCTGGTTCTGTAGTTGCTAACGGTCTTTACTATGATATTGAATATGAGAATATGCATGTGGAGTCTATGATTAAAGCAGGTGCAATTGGTATGACTATGAATCGTAAAGTCAAACGTATTGGTTGCTCTAATCTCAAGGACTTGATTGAAGAAAAGAGACTACATATTGTTGATTTAGATACAATTAGTGAGTGTTCTACTTTTGAAGCAAGACGTGATTCCTTTGAAGCGTCTGATGGCAACCATGATGACTTGGTAATGAACTTGGTGATGTTTGCATGGTATGTTGGCAGTGAAGCATTTGCTAATCAAACAGACGTAACAATGAAGCAATTACTATATGAAGAAAAGATGAAAGCAATTGAAGATGAAATTGTGCCTGTAGGTATTATTGATGATGGTATAGAAAGAGAAGAAAGAGAAGTATCAGGTGGGGATGTTTGGGTCTCATACCCCACAGAAATGTTCTAAAATCAGATATTTATAAATAATATTATTGTTTTGAATGTTCTTATCATGGGTAACTTATTATTAACTCAAACGAAAAAAGGAAGACACAATGGCATTCTTCACGCCTTCTCAGTCTCCAGCCGTAGTAACCCGTGAGATTGACCTCACTGGTATTGTCCCTAACGTTGGCACATCGACGGGTGTGTTCGTAGGCAACTTCCGCTGGGGTCCGGTTGATAAACCAACCGCTGTCGATAATGAAGCAAGAATTGTTACATTATTCGGCGCACCTGACACAAATAACTCAGTAGATTTCCATACTGCTGCATACTTTAGTAAATACTCCAGTGAAATGTTCTTGGTTCGTGTTACAGACTCTAATGCAGGTAATGCATACGATTCTAATGGAACAAGAAGTTCTCTGACTGGAAGTAGTATTGTAAAAAACAGAGAAAACTTTGACGACCAAATTACCTCGTTAAATGTTGGAACTGATTCTGCTCATTCCTTTGTTGCAAAGTATCCGGGTGATCTTGGTAACAGTCTCTCTATTGAACTGTGTCCATTTGACTTAGGTGACTCTGCATTTGATAACTGGGATCATAACTTAAAGTTTGACGCAGCTCCGGGAACCTCTGCATATGCATCTGGCAAAAACGCTTCTAATGATGAAGTGCATGTTGCAATTGTAGACAAAGGTGGTAAGTTTAGTGGCACTAAAGGTGAAGTTCTCGAAACTTTCCCATTCCTGTCTCTTGCCGCTGATGCTAAAAACGCAGATGGTTCATCCAATTACATTGCAGATGTGCTTAACAACCAATCCAGATATGTTTGGTTAGTAAATGCTGCTAACATTGACTCTGATTACAGAGAAGCTGGTGCTGGTACAGACGTAGCAGATTCCGGTGATGACTTTGCTCTTACTAATAACATTGCTACTAAGACGGTAAGCCTTTCTGGTGGTGTTGATGTTTCCAGTCTTTCTACTGGTGACATTACTAGTGGGTATAACTTGGTTGATGATGTGGATACCTATCAGGTAGACTTCCTGATTGCTCCGCCGACAACAGGTTCTACAGCACAAGACACTACTGACCACACAACTATTATTAACAATCTTGTTACAACTGCTGCTGTAACTCGCAAAGATTGTGTAGTAGTTGCTTCTCCACCAAAGAGAGCTGTTTTGGATACAGTTACTCCTGTAGAAGACACAGTAAGTTTTGCTAGTGGACTGACAAAAAGTTCTTACCTGTTCTTAGATAACAACTACCTCAAGGTATTTGATAAGTATAATGATGAGTATATCAACATTCCAGCAAACTCTTCGACTGCTGGTTTAATGGCTCAGACTGACCTTAATCAAGCTCCTTGGTTCTCTCCTGCTGGTGTTCGTCGTGGCACCTACTTTGGAGTAACTTCTCTTGCGCATTCTCCAAATAAGGCACAAAGAGATACACTCTATAGAGCAGGTGTAAACCCAATCACTAACTTACCGGGTCAAGGTATCACACTCTTTGGTGACAAGACAATGTTGAACAGACCTTCTGCATTTGACAGAATCAACGTTCGTCGCCTGTTCCTTACTCTTGAAAGAGCGGTTTCTCGTGCTGCACGTTCTGTGCTGTTTGAATTCAACGATGAATTTACCAGAGCAGAATTTGTCAACATTGTAGAACCTTTCCTGAGAGAAGTAAAGGGTCGCCGTGGTATCACTGACTTCCGTGTGGTTTGTGACGAAACAAACAATACACCTGAAATCATTGATCGCAATGAATTCATTGCTACTATTTTCATTAAACCTGCACGTTCTATTAACTTCATTACTCTGAATTTTGTTGCTACTAGAACTGGTGTAGACTTTGATGAAGTAGTCGGTCTGTCATTCTAAACCGCTTAACTAAGGAGATATAAAAGATGGCTATTCTTGGAGTTGATGACTTCAAAGCAAAACTGAAAGGTGGCGGTGCTAGACCTAATCTATTCAAAGCAACGATCAACTTTCCGGGTTATGCAAACGGTAATGTAGAACTTACCTCATTTATGTGTCGGGCAGCTCAGTTGCCCGGTTCTATCATGTCTGAAATCATTGTACCTTTCCGTGGTCGTGAACTGAAGATTGCTGGTGACAGAACATTTGATACTTGGACACCAACAATTATCAATGACACTGACTTTGCTGTGAGAGATGCAATGGAACGTTGGATGAATGGAATTAATGCCCATTCTGACAATAGTGGTCTTACAAATCCTGTAGACTATCAGGCAGACTTGATTGTAGAGCAACTTGATAGAGATGGTTCTACTCTCAAGACTTACAACTTTAGAGGTTGTTTTCCAACTAACATTGATCCGATTGACCTGTCCTACGATCCAGCGGCAGCTATTGAGGAATTTGCTGTGACTTTCCAAGTCCAGTACTGGGAATCTAACACAACGTCCTAATAGGATGACTAAATAAGGGGTAGAATAAACTGCCCCTTATTATACTATTTGGAGAAATGTTTTGGCAGACGATAATAGTTTAAAACTCTTTGGATTTGAAATCTCAAGAGCAAGAAACGAAAAGAAAAAAGAACAACTACCGTCTATTGTCCCACCATTAGATGATGATGGCGCAGGATATGTCACTGCTGCCGGTAGTCATTATGGCTCTTATATTGACTTAACTGGTGACAAAGCAAAAGACGACAAAGATTTAATTAGACAGTATCGCACAGTAGCGATGCATCCAGAAGTAGATGGTGCTATTGAAGATATTGTTAATGAAGTTATTTCTGGTGAAGATGACATTGTTGAACTGAATCTTGATGAAATAGAAACTACAGATTCTATTAAGAAACAAATCAAAGAAGAGTTTGATAATGTTTTAAGTATGCTTGATTTTAAGAACTATGCACACGACATTTTCCGCAGATATTATATTGATGGTCGTATCTACCATCATTTGGTAGTAGACCCTAAGAATCCAACTAATGGTATTCAAGAAGTCAGACCTATTGATTCTGTAAAGATTCGCAAAGTAAAAGAAGTCAAGAAAGAAAAAGACCCTGCTACTGGTGTAGATATTGTAAAAAAGGTAGATGAATATTTTTTATATT